GCTGTTTCCAGCGCTTCTTATCGGGGGATTTGCACCCCCTGAGGTGTATTTCTACACTTCCTATCACAGAGTACTCGCCACTGAAACAAGGTTAAACATGCGTACTTTCCCCGCCTTCCTTCCCATCGCCCGTTCTTTTGTAAAAGCTTTGCTTTTACTTCTGCCGAGATCCGTCTCGGTGGTTTTGAACGTTGCGGTGGCGGTCGTGTGGGGCGTCGCAGCCTTGTTCTCAATGGCGATCCGCCGATTGTCGTGGAGGCGCCGGTCCCATCTGTCTAAACAGTGGGATCAGTTTCCTCGTTACGATTTTCGTGTGGATTGGTTTTCCAATAATGACGACGGCGTTTCGCCCAAGTCAAAACGGAAAAAGGTGCTAAAGTGACTTCCGGGGTTAAAGGGAACTCTCTTGTCCTCCATCGTGACTTTGTGGGTGATGATTTTTACAAAACCTGGCAAGGTTCCGATGGTAAGACTGAGCTTCTCCCTTCTGGGAAGACCCGAATCAAATGGAATAACTATTCCGTAAGGCGGGCTTTTCGGAGACGTACCCAACAGGACATCCTTCTAACTTTCGATGACGGTTCAACCGAACATCTGTTAGGGGGTGGCTTGTCGGACTTTTACTGCATCGAGTGGCCTTTTTATTATAACAATGTTGAGGTCACTGCGCAGGAACGTCTTGTCGCAGCTGTTCGCGGGCACGGTTTTAACTTAGCAGTTAACGCCGCGCAATCCCGCCAGCTGATTGACATGGTAGTCAGCAACCTTGGTAAGCTAGGACGGTCCATTCTGGCGCTCAAACGTGGCGATTTTGCCACGGCTGCACGACAGTTAGGGGCTAGTCCCCGAACTACCACTCTTAAACCAAGTGATATTTCGGGACGTTGGCTTGAACTCCAGTATGGTTGGCTTCCGAGCCTATCTGATGCATTCGAGGCCGCTAAGGCCTATGAGTTCATCACTAAAGACGAGCGATCGTCTACCATCCGTGTAGGTGCTAAAGCCGAGATAATCGGTGAGGCATCTGCCAACTCCGGCCTCGTTTCTTGTAAAGAGAAATGGGTCCAGCGAGTTAGCTACAGGTATGAACTGTTCGAGAAGCTTGATGCTCCTCGTTCACTGGGCCTAATGAACCCTTTATCTGTAGCTTGGGAGATCATCCCGTACTCTTTCGTAGTTGACTGGTTTCTCCCTATTGGGAGCTATCTGGACAACCTCGCCATTCTTCCGCACCTGAAAGGGCGCTGGACGAAGACGATGAGTACGGTTTCGTCTGAACATGGACAGGACGTCTGGGTAGCGCCCCTCCCGGGGTTCTACTTGGGCTATCCTAAACAAATATCCGCTGTTCAGATGCTGTATACCGACGTTAAGCGGGGACTGATGTCCCAGCGTACGACGGGTACAGACGCGATCCCGGTAGCGTTTCCTAAGTTCGATTCCAGTGGTCTCCACGGGAAGCGGATATGGAACGCGCTGGCTCTCGCGTATCAACGTTTTGGGCGATAGTTTTCCTTTGTAGGCATTTCGCCTACAGAGCAATTCATGATCGGAGACAGCTTATGGCTGCAATGACCAACTTGCTTCTGAAGGATGACGCCACCTCTCCGGTGGAATATACGTTCATCCCAATCAGTGATACTCCCAACCCGGTCTGGCGCACCGCGATCTCAGGCGTCCCTTTCGAGGGTCAAATGAGGTTGCAGAGCTCCCAGGAAACGGTGAAGAGTGGTGACTGCAAGTTCACCGAAAAGCTTGAGGTCCCCGTGATGGAGACCCAGGGCGCATCGGGAACTTCAGCGGGCTATGTGGCTCCCCCGAAGGTGGCATATGTGAACACGATCATCGTCACGATGTTCGCGAACGCACGTTCTACCAGACAGGATCGGGCCAATACACTGAAGCTCATGGCTGGCCTGCTTGCCGGTGGTTCTTCGACCACCGCAACTGGCACGCTGGACGGGGCTTCGGCTGGTGATGCGTGGAAGAATTCCACCGCGCCAGGTCCGCAGTTGTTTGTCGATGGTATCGTTCCGAACTAACGTTCGGATTCGGTTCCTCCTTTCCAATATGTAACGCCGGATATCCCGGTATATAGGAGCCTATAATGGGTGATTGGATTTCGGAGCGTTCTGGCGAGGACACTCTACGTGTACTCGACTCTGTCCAGGAGCTGCTCTCAGGTAAAGGTGGTTCTCTTACGAGAGCCGTCTCTCTTGTGTATCAGCGATCGAAGTTGGAACTTGTTAATTACAAGTTCGAGTATTCGGAGGCAGATAATGCCGAAGACGCTTTTTATGCCCGCTGTATCCACGCCCTGTTTGCAAAACAGGAGTGGATGTCGTTGGGCATAGACACACAAGCGGTTGCTGAGAAAAAGTTCTGGGATGCGGAGGCTCATTGTTCGAAGGTCAACGATTCCCTCCGGCTCGATTCGCTTAACTGCGACGTTTTTAGGGTGGTTGTTTCCGCCCGGCGTAAAATTCGTGCCGTTCTCGGGAAAGTCCCGCGACTTTCTGAGCTTGAGTTTTCATTTGGCCCCGGGGCCACTACTAGCGTAAAATCACGCGAAGCGAATGCGATTGCAAAGCTTAGCGCAAATCTGGCGTGTAGTGAAGAACTCTTGCCGCGTGTGGGTGCCTTTTTAGCAGAGGTCCCCTTATGGGTCTGGTCCCAATCGGGTCTTGGTGATAAACTCACGATGTCTGATGACACCGAAGAGCTCATCATGTACCCAGAGATTGAGATCCACCACGGTAAGTTAACCTTCGTGCCGAAAGACGCACGCAGCAAACGGCCGATAGTGGTCGAGCCTGTCCTTAATGGATTTTTCCAGAAAGGGGTTGGGCTCTACCTAAAACGTCGTTTGCTTTCCGTTGCTGGCATTAACCTCCTCGATCAGTCGATTAACCAAAACCTGGCTCGCATAGGTAGCGAAGATGGCAGTTATGCCACCATCGATTTATCTAGCGCGTCAGACACGGTGTCGCTCGGGGTCGTACGCCTCCTCCTTCCGGAGGAGTGGTTTGATTTTCTTCTCGGTCTTACGACCGGGAAGCTTCAAATCGGTACGGATGTCCGCGAACTTCACAAGTTTAGCAGCATGGGAAACGGCTTCACCTTCGAACTGGAGAGTTTACTCTTCTGGTCGGTGGCGAAGGCCTGCTCCGAGTTGTTAGGCCTGGAGTCCGACGTCAGCGTGTACGGGGACGACATTATTGTCGGTTCACGTGCATACAACCTCGTCTACGAGAGCTTAACCGCATTGGGCTTCTTCGTTAATTCGGAGAAGTCTTTTGCGGCGGGCCCTTTTCGCGAGAGTTGTGGTGCTGACTGGTTTAAAGGCACATGGATACGTCCGTTTTACGTCAAACAACGTATTTCGGATGAAACGTTATATACCCACCATAACTGGGCTATGAGGGTTGGAGAGAGAGATCTCGCCAACTTGCTCCTCAGCCATACACAACCTGAGCTAAGAGTCTACGGACCGGACGGTTACGGGGATGGCCATTTAATTGGCTCCTACGAACTCCGAAGGAACAGGAAACTCAGACGCAATGGTTGGGGTGGTGGTTTCTTCGACACCTATCATCGTCGCCCAAAGCGCATACATAAGCGCAGAAGGAACGACTGGGTGTATCCCTCGTATTCGGTTTATACCCGAGCGAGTGAACGTGACTACACTGACCCTGACATTGTCAGGGGCAGTAATGGTTACGCGAAAGTATCCATATACACGACAGTACCTGGTGTATTTGCTAGGTAACTCCTTAC